GTAATAGTGTCTTTTGTGTGTCCCTGTTTTGGCGACAACCCTGTCACCGTTTTGGTGACACTTTTTGTCACTGTTTTGGTGACAGTGACACCGTCTTGGTGACACTGTGGAATTTGCCACTCCGCGAGGTTCTTATTAGGCCCGATTAGCATGCCTTCCCGGACCAAAACCCCCATCTGAATAAGCTCGTTTTTCGCCTTGTTCACCTTTTGCCGCGGCAGTCTGGTGAGCTGGCTTATCTGGCTGTCAGCAATGCGATCCATCTTTTTGTTGAAGCCGTATGTTTTCCGGCAAACAGCATGCGCAACCTTCGCCTGGTTCCTGGTCAGGTTGGCCCCTATCAGCTCTTCGTACAGCTCGTTTGCCAGACGCGTATATCCGTCGTCTGTGTCTGCCACACGTTGCTCCACGGCCCGGAGTTCGGGCCTGATTGGCGTTACATTTGCGAGGGCGAGGCTCATGTTGCCTCCTCCGGCTCTGTTGCATCACCTAACACCCAACGGAGCGCTGCAGCGTAATCGCCGGTTGTCTCTGTCAGTGCCTGGGTAATTTCTTTGCGGGATCTCATGCGGGGTTTGCTTTCACCCATCACGGCGCGCTGACGGCGGGCTCTTTCATGGCCCTTCACTTCTGCGCCGACTTGCGTCAGTTCTTTCACCTTGGCGCGCTGTTCTTCCGGCGGCATTGTTGACAGCTGGCGAGCATGAGTGACTGTAACCTGTCCACCCTCCACTGCATCCTGTACTGCCTGCGTGCAGTCCAGCAGCGCCACGGTAGCTTTTACGGTCTGAAGGCTGCAGCCGAAAAGCAGCCCTAAATCCTGCTCATCGTGTCCGCGTTCAAGCATTGCTGCCATCTTCTTCGCCCGCCCCAGTGGCGTATCGGCGCGCCGGATTTCGTTCGCGCTGACCATATACTGGGACATACGCACTGCCGATCCCCGCTTGGCGATTGCTGGCACCAGTACCGGTTCTTTACCTTCTGCCGTCAGGCGAATATTTGCCTCCAGGCTATGCCGGACCCGCTGACGGCCGTCGACTACGCAGACCTTGCCGGATTCGGGATCTTTCCAGCACAGAACAGGCTCCAGAACACCCTGATCCATAATGTTAAGCACCATCGCTTCGTCGATAGGCAGATGAATACGCTCGTCATAAAGCGGGTGCGCCGGGTCAGTCACCAGATACAGGGCGCCCGGTTCGAAAAACAGCACGTTGCTTTTGCCACTGGCGCCGTAAGCGTCGATTGAGTTCTTAGCCATTGGCACCTCCGAGATTGAAAACTTCAGCTACTTGTTTCATAATTACTCCTGTGAATTGATCCAGTCTTTTCGCATCAGGCCTCGAAGCTGTTCGCGCAGCTCGGGGCTTTTTCTTTGCCCAGAATCAGGGCCACTTCTTTCGCCACCGCTTTAGCCAGCTGCGCAGCATCGTCATCAACAATTCCGTATTCGAGGATGTCGATAGCCATGCTCATCTGCCGGAAAAAGTTCTTCTTCATGCGGCTGACCTGGTACTCAGCGATCCCCAGCTTTTCTGCGAATGTTTTCTGGCTGATAGACGCCAGCTTGTTCAGCAACGCCGATTCAATGCGGCGCGCGTTCTTGCTTTGAGTTGCATGTTCCATAACGGATAATTCCCTTGTTGGTTAATTGGTTGCGTGACATTGCAGTGAGCAAGTCACTTAAGGTTTCCCCACACGGGCGGGGACGGGTTTCAGAGTGTTAAAGAGCGGTATTGCTTAAGCTGCTTTGTCTTTGGACGGTGGGAAAACTTCATCCAGCGAGCACTTGCAGCCCAGTTTTTTTAAACCTTCAATGATTGCTCGACAGTCATTAAGGCTTGGAGTACGGATGTTCAGTTCATAGTTGGCGATACGGGATTGTCCCCAACCAATGGCTGAAGCCAGGACAGCTTGCGAAACTCCGATTTTTTTTCGCTGCTGAGCAATGTTGTTCATTGCAGCCTCCATAACATTGAATGCAGAACCATTACACACAAAATGTGATTAACAGTCAACCTCAATTCGTGTACGGAGTGCAATCACGAACCGTGGTAAATTTACTGGATGAAAACAATGCATGAGTTAATTGGGGAAAGGATCAAATCCCTGCGTGAAGCAAAAGGACTTAGCCAAGTACAGCTAGCCAAACTTTGCGGTTGGGCAGCTCCGTCTCGTCTGGGGAATTATGAGTTAGGCACACGTAAGGTAAGTGCCGACGACGCTGTAGTCCTTGGCTCAGCCCTTGGAGTATCACCAGCCAAAATCATGTTTGGCGATGAAGCCGATTCTGTTTTCAAGCAATACGAATACCCATTGTTCGCCTACGTCCAAGCTGGCCCATTTTCTGAAGTGGGTAGCTATACCGCGAGCGATGCCAAGACATGGGTAGCAACAACCAAAAAGGCCAGCGAGAACGCTTTCTGGCTTGAGGTAAAAGGTCACTCGATGACCGCGCCGCAAGGCGTCCGCCCGAGTTTTCCAGAGGGCATGCTGATTCTGGTTGATCCGGCCGAACCGGTTGAGACAGGAGACTTCTGTGTTGCTTCAGCGAATGGTGACTCAGAGGCAACCTTTAAGAAGTATGAGCTGGATGGCGGAGTTAGTTACCTGGTGCCTCTGAACCCTGCCTACAGGATTCTGGACTGTGACCACAGCATCCGCATCATCGGAAAGGTAGTTAAGGCTCAGTGGCCTGAAGAGACGTTTGAGTGATAAGGAGTAGCTTATGGAAAGGAAGTATGAAGGCCTATCAGCAATAGCAAAGAAAGTTACCGTGGATGATCTTGGTGATTACCTGCTAAGCGTCAAGAACAACAAAAATGGTATCTTCTGTTACATTTGCGGCGGCAACAATTGGGACTTGCACAGGAACCCTGATGAAAAAGATAAGCCGGTTATCCTAACTTTTCCTATTCCAGATCGTGACGGGATAGGCGTTTGGTCGTTTTACATGATGTGCACTAACTGCGGTGGCATGCATTTTATCAACGCAAACAAGGTTGCAACATGGTGGGAAAATAAAAACAAATGATAACCCCGTGTTTTGATGACAACATTTTTAGTGCTGAATCTAAACCGAAAGTTCGGTCTAGCGGTGTGGTTGCTGGTATAATTGAAAACCATAACGGCAGCACTATGTTCGTTGCTGAAACAATCACTATTGATTTAGAGGAGGAGGAAATCGTGACTACGCCAGAAAAGCCGCATCTGAAAATTCCTCTGACTTTCAAATCGGCTATGTGGATGGGTATTGGTTTCGTAGCTGTTGCACTAGGCGGAGCTTGGGCCATGTATACCCACTTAGACAACAAGCTTGAAACATATAGGTCCGGGACTGAGGCGCGCATTGAGGCAGCAAGAACAAGCCTTGATGGCAAAATTGAATCTCTCGGTTCAGAAACGCGCTCTCACTTTGAGGCGGCCAGAGTAGAATCTAAAGCAGACAATGCAGCTGTAACATCTCAATTGCAAACCATCTCAAATAGCTTATCCGAGCTAAACGGAAAGGTTTCAAAAGACAAATAGCCCGGCCACCGCGCCGGGTTTTTTGTGCCTGCAACACCCATAGCCCGCCACCGAGCGGGCTTTTTTGTGCTTAGAATCTATTCACGCAATCCTGACGAGCAAAATTACTACTCTTTCTTTTACAGCAGCGAAGCGGCAATGACATATGCTTATAGAGCACATTTGCTGTGTGTGATGGCTTTCCCCATTGGAATTTGTGTCTTCTTGCCCGCCATAGGCGGGCTTTTTTAAGCCAACCCCTCCTGCCAGAACAATCCTAACTTCATGACTTGTAGGACCATTCCCACATCGCAAGATGTCACACACTCCTAACCTGTAATGGCTAAACGCATACAGGATGTTGCGCGTTAGCTGTACGAGATTTGCAGGTAACCCTGTGCTGAATCACTTTGCCCGCCACTGAGCGGGCTTTTTTGTGCCCTCACCCATATCGTGCTGTATTGCGAGCAAAAATCGATCAGTGATATCTATCTGGTGTAAAAGCTGTATGGTGGCTTAGCCAGCTAGTCTGGCATTCTGGATTTCCCTATCCCCTTGAACGAATTCATGCCCGTGTAACGCGGGCTTTTTTGCGTATGTAATGTAACGAATAATTAAATCAACCGCTTACGCTTGCATAGTGAAGCTCGGTTGTTACTATGAGCAGAGCAGCCAGATAAATCGTGTGTCATGGTTTGGATTCTAAAAGCAACTCGCTATCTACCACGTTGCCCGTCATCTCTCCTCGAGTGGCGGGCTTTTTTGTGCCTGCCGATCACCGCCAAAAATAAATTCACACCGAAATCATACACATAACGTGTTACACCCATTTTATACACAAATCGTGATTGACCATTAAATCACAATATGTGAATATCCTTTCCATCAGCAGGACGCAGTACCCAACAGGATGTTGGATCGCTCTTTAACATTGATGGGGTTTATTTCTCCCGCCCTTGTGGGAGACCAAAGAGCAGTTGGCTTTGGGATTGGATGAATGCGCAGGCTGATGCGCAGTGGGACGTGGCTGACTCACGAGGATGGCTCAAGCGAATAAGCAAGCTCGAAGCCGCCTAATAAGCGCCTTATGCCGGAGATCAGCACCGGCCATCCAATCACCTAAGCCAATTACCGGAGGTAAATATGTTTGCAGCTACCAACAGCGTCAGCCGTCGCTACCTCAAGCGTGGCGAACTGATCGCAAAACGCCGCGCAGAGGCGGCAGAAGGTAAAGCCCGCGTTGACGTCAGTGCCGAGCGCGTTTCGCGCGCTGTATCGGCGCCGAGCCTTCGCGAGAAACGTGAAGAAGTATCGCTACGCGTTAGCACCAAATACCAGAAGGTCAGCAATGAGGCTGGCCGTCAGATTCACGCCGTGCAGAAGATGCGCGGGAAAAGCGTACCGCTTATCTAATCTCTTTCATTCCAGCTTCTGCGTCGGTAAGCGAGGTGAAGCTGGTACAGATTGCTGGCTTTAACCTGTCTCCCACATCGGGAACAGACAGCCCCATGCGGAGTATGTTTATTTTCGTCTTGAAAGGTGAACTGAAAACGGCGAGCTCCGCACTCAGGGCACCGAAACTTAACCCGGCCCATTAGGAGACTCCGCTTAAATTTTAGTTAGTGGTAGCTAACCCTGGCACCCTTCTCAGGTTTAGCCAGAAAAAATCAAATTACTTGCCGCTTAAGCGGCTTTTTTTACGCCCAAATTCAGGAGAGACGTTATGCAGCAGCCGATTGAAATCACCCGCCTTGATATCGTCTTTGGCGGCAAAGCTATGAAAATTCTCCCGGCCTATAACGACACGCCTGGCGAATTCAAAAAGGCAGGGAATCGTTGGAACAAGTTTATCAGTCAGTGGTTCTTTAACGGTCTCGACAAGAGCGAATACCCCACCGCTAAGGAAGGCGTAAACCTCAACCTGGCGCTTTTGAATATCAAAGCCTGCCTCGTCGATTACGAGCCGAAGCATGAGCACAAAATCGCGGGCGCGGCTTATCTGGCCTCCCAGTGGTTTAAGTGACACCGCAATGGCCTGTTACGACAGGTCATGACGGTGCATTTGCACCAGACGCGTAATGAGCCGCAATGCGGTACGAGAGTTTTTCGCCTTTGGCTCCTGCAGGAATGCAGGGGCCATTTTTTTACCCGAAAACAGGAGAGGGAAATGAGCGAGACCACGGATTTAGCAGTGCTGGAGGTGACACCCGAGCAGGCTCCCGCGCTGTACGTTGAGAACGGTCTGGATAAGTTTCTGGATCAGATTCGTCAGTCAGTGGACGAGGTGCCTGACCTGAGCACTGCTAAAGGCCGTGCACGCGTCGCATCACTGGCGGCGCAGGTTTCACGCAGCAAAACGGCGGTTGAGAAGCCAGGCCGGGAGTATCTGAAGCGCCTGAAAGAGCAACCGAAGATCGTTGAGGCTGAGCTTCGCCGCTTCACTACCGAATGCGACGCGCTGCGCGATGAAGTTCGCCGGCCGCTGACCGAATGGCAGGAGGAGCAGGATCGTATCGCTGCGGAGAAAGCCGCTGAAGAAGAGCGCCAGCGCCTTGAAGCGGAGGAGCGCGCAGCCGCCGAAGCTCTGAAAAAGCAGATAGAAGCCGATCACGAACTGGCTTTGCTGCTGAACGATAAGTTCGATCGGGACGCAGCTGAGGTAGCAGCAGAAACTGAGCGCCAGCGCATTGCCCATGAAGAAGAGCTAAAGCGCCAAGCCGCTGAACAGGCGCGACAGGAAGCTGAAGCAGCTGCACAGCGTGAACGTGAAGCTGCAGCACGTCGCGAAGCCGAACTGAAGGCTAAAGCCGAACAGGCCGAGCGCGAGCGCATTGAAGCAGTGGAGCGCGCCGAACGCGAAGCGAATGAAGCAATGGAGCGAACCGCCCGCCAGGCGCAGGAAGCGCGCGAACAGGCTGAGCGTGAAAAGCAGGCAGCGATCGCCGAAGAGCAGCGCAAAGCGAAAGAGGCAGAAGAAGCCCGCCTGGCTGAAGAGAAACGCATCGCCAACGAGGCCGCAGCGCGGGCCGCTGACGTAGCGCACCGCAAAGCCATCAACAATCAGGCTAAAGCAGAACTGGTCGCCAGTGCTGGCCTTTCTGAAGAGCATGCAATCGCGGTCATCACCGCTATCGCCAAAGGCAGCATCAGCGCCATCCGCATCACCTACTGATTTATCCATCTAACCAACACCGAGGAACCCACGATGAACTATGCCATCGCGGGCGGTGCCGTCGTGGGCGCCGCTTACTTTCATGAATCCCAGCTTGATCGCCTTGTCCGCCGCCTGCGCGCCGGGCTGCGCTCTGTTATCGACACCCTGAACCAGCGAGGCCAGCCATGAGAATCCGTTACTTCCAGAAAGCGCAGGAGCTTTCGCGAGAGGCCCATCTGTTTGGCGACAGCGCGAAGTGGGCTATGGCAATGCTGCTGTTACGGAGGGCGCACCATTGAAACTTTCATGGCGAGCTAAGCAGGAAGTCGAAGAGATCATGAAAAATCTCTCTGAGACGGATTTGGAGCGCATCGGCGATGAAGTCGACGCGATGATGGATCAGCACAAGATTAACCCGCTGATGACCGCGCTGTGCACGTTCCTGCCGAAGCATTTCGATTATCCCGCTGTCGAGCTGGTTGACGAAGACGACGAGCAGTACGAAGCCGCCGAAAGCTTCCTGCGCGATGCGCTGGTGAAGGTGGCTAAGCGGGACATGGCAATCGCCATCTGGAAAAGCCGAAACAGCTTCGATGAGGTGGCGTGATGGAGCCGGGCATCTATTACGACATCAGCAACGAGTCGTACCACAGCGGCCCCGGCATCAGTAAATCGCAGCTGGACGATATCGCTATCAACCCGGCCATCTTCCAGTGGCGCAAAGAAGCGCCAGAGGACGAAGAGAAGAAATCGGCACTGGATATGGGCACGGCCCTGCACTGCCTGCTGCTGGAGCCTGAAGAGTTTGATCACCGCTTCATCGTGGCGCCCGAATTTAACCGCCGGACCAATGAAGGCAAGGCGAACGAGAAAGCCTTTCTGAAGGACTGCGCCGGGCTGGGCATGACGGTGATGGACGCCGAGGAAGGTCGCAAGCTGCAGCTTATGCGTGCCAGCGCCCTCGCCCACCCGGCCGCGCGCTGGCTACTGGAAGCTGAAGGCCATCAGGAAGCATCAATCTACTGGAGCGACGAGCAAACCGGCGAGCTTTGCCGGATCCGGCCAGACAAATTTCTTTCAGGCCAGCCCGTCATCGTTGACGTGAAAAAGGTGGCTGATATGTCCCGCTTTGCCCGACACGTCGAAGAGTTCCGCTATCACGTTCAAGACGCCTACTACCGCGAAGGCTTCAGCAAGCACTTCGGCGAATACCCGCTTTTCGTTTTCATCGCTGTCAGCGAGTCGATCGACTGTGGCCGGTATCCGGTGCGCACTTTCCAGCTGCAGGAGGACGATGTTGCCGTGGGCTACGACCTCTTTCGCCGCGACCTGAACACCTATCACGAATGCATGCTGACCGGTAACTGGGGCGGCATCGAAGAAATCACGCGCCCGGACTGGGCCAAAAGGAAGGATTACGCATGAGCAAAGAAATTACGCACGCCCCGGTCAATGAGGCCGACACCAAAGCGGCGATCTTCAGCCCGACCGGACTGCAGAAGCTGCAGGCGTTCGCAGAAGTGATGGCTCTGGGCAAAACAACCGTTCCGGCCCACCTGGCGGGCAAGCCGGCGGACTGTCTCGCTATCGCTCTGCAGGCTGCGCAGTGGGGAATGAACCCCTACGCGGTAGCGCAGAAAACACATCTCGTTAACGGCACGCTGGGCTATGAAGCTCAACTGGTAAACGCAGTCATCACCAGCTCTACAGCCGTGCAGGGTCGCTTCAAATATGAGTACGGTGGCGACTGGCAGAAGTTCAAGCCTGGCGCGGCTAACGCAGCGAATGAGCGCGGCCTGTTTGTCCGGGTCGGCGCCGTGCTGCGCGGCGAGACGGAAATCACCTGGGGCGAGGCGCTGTTTCTGGAGTTCGTGACCACCCGCAACTCCCCACTCTGGAAAACGGCGCCGAAGCAGCAGCTGGCTTATCTGGCCGTCAAGTACTGGGCGCGCCTCTACTGCCCTGACGTGATTCTCGGCGTTTACACCCCGGATGAGTTTGAGCCGGCTCAGCGCGCGGAACGCGACGTAACCCCGGCGCGTAGTCGTGCAGATCTGAACAACCTGATCAACAGCAAGCCCGAAGCACAGCAGCCCGAGCGCGAAATTAATCCGGCGACGAACACCAGCGCACCAGCGCGCACGCCGGACGAGCTGCTTGCCGATTTCACCGCCGCTGCAACTGAGGCGGAAAACGTTGCCGGTCTGGACCGCTGCTACAAATACGCGGCCAAAATGCTGGCTAACGAGGCTGACACGCTCGAAAAAGCCACTGATGTTTACCTGCTGCGCAAAGCAGAAATCGAAGAGGCACTCAGCAAATAACAGGAGACAACATGGAATCACTAGATTATGCCGCAATAAAACCGCCTCTTGACGGTTTTATTATTTATTCTAAAGCTGCTTTTTCAAATATGATTAGAGGGAAAATCTTTATCGGCGGGAATTTTATGTTGAGGCTTAATAGCTTACACCCTCCTTTAAATAAATCCTAAACTTTGCGTCATCTTGTCTTATATTCTTGAAGCTCTATATACAACCCTTTATTTTGGCTGTGAGCTGATGCAAGATCTTGTCGAGTTTTTTCGTGCGCTATCCTTTCATCTTCTAATTGCTTGAGGATTTCAGTATAACCATCCTGAAATTCTTTTAAATCTTGAATTGTTTGATCTTTCATATCGACCTGACCTTTAAGATCACTGATTTCTGATTCAGAATTATTTAAGTTTTGCTGTAGTGCCAGCAACATGCTTTGACTGGCCTTCATTTCAGCCAGTGCTTTGTCAGCTTCTTGCTTGCTCTGAGCTATCATTAACTCAAGACTGGCTTTTTCCTCTTCAAATGCAAGGCTACTTTGTGCGCTAAGTTTTTCAAGTTCGATATCCCATTGAAGAGTTTGCTTTCTCTTCTTAAATGCCATTTCCATAGTTGCGAAATTAGGTGCTTGCTGTGACTCGGAGACAACTTTATTGATGCGGGGTAAACAAAAGCTAATGGCAGCAGTAGAAATCACTGGCAAAATGAAACCAGAAAAGAAACCGATTAGATGAGATGCGTCACTTAAACGCTGCTCAAATTTGCCATCTCCAAACACAATTAGCAACACTGGCTTCCAATTCCAAAAGAACCATGTAAAAGCAAATGCGCCCGTTACTGGGCTGTTAATACGCTCAAGACTTGTACTTCTAATCGAGCTTGCTAAATCCTTAAACCAATCCATTATTAATCTCCGAACTCTTATCTAAGTTAATGAAGAATACTAAAACTAAATCTCTTTTCACAGCACATAAAATTTCTTTTTCACTAAAAACAGGTGATTATTGTCTTACAAGCAAGATATACTGCCAGAAAAGTTCTAAGAAAGAATAATATGCCTATCAATGATGGACATCTCTATGTCACACAACTTAGCAGCACGCAACAGAGAAGAACGGGACCGAGTTAACGTCGATTTAGCGGCATCAGGCGTTGCTCATAAAGAACGCATGAACATGCCGGTCATCGCGTACGAAGTGGAGATGCAGCAGCAGGAAGCGCTGCGGGCGTACTTTCAGGAGCGGTTAAATTTTTACAGGGAAGAGTCGATGAAATATCCGAAGGGTAGCGATCCGATTTATCAGAAGGAAGAGTAATAATGGATACGATCCTTTGGATAATCGACAGAATTTTGGAATGGAAAAGCGCTGATCGGGAGATGAGGCTTAGAGCTATTGATGGTTTAACTCCAGCGGTTAATGAAACTGTGATCTATACACGGCGGTTGAGTAAAGGTCATCCTCGCGACACAGATAAAGAGGATCAACTTTATATAATATGGGGTTCAGCATCATCAATGGTTGCTCCTTTGGACAAGCAATTAGCAAAGGACTGCCTGGCTAAAGCTGAATATTGGCTTATGCCCCAACATTATTCACAGGCGAAAATTGATGAATTGAATATCCGTCTGGTTCGAATGCAAGCCATCCTTGAACAACTAAAGCATCAATAATCCCCCTCTAATTTAAACACCTCGCCACGGCGGCGTTTTTTATTGCCATAATCCATGAAAGAACGCATCTACGGCGACACCGAACCAGCCCATATCGTCGTCGCCAATAAGGCACTGGAAGCGCATAAAGCCAGGTATGGCGAGGGCAACAAGCACCATCACATCACCTATTCCATCGCCTATCGCGGCAAACACTATCAGGATGAGGTCATTACGCGTCGCACAACCATGGCTGCGACCGTGATTACCGGCACCCGCAACCTTTCTCGTTTACCGGAGTTCGCATGAATAACCCGTATATTGCGGCGCTTGAGGCGCTGCGTGTCCAACCGACGCATAAGCTTAAGCAGATCGGCGATCAGTGGCGCACCCCTGACACTATCTGGTGGGGTATTAATTCCCTTTATGGCCCATTCGTACTCGACCTGTTTGCCGATCGCGAAAACCATAAATGCGAGGCCTATTACACAGCCGAAGAAAATGCCCTGACGCAAAACTGGTCTGAACGCCTGAAAGAACTTAACGGCGCAGCTTATGCAAACCCGCCCTACAGCCGCGCCAGCGAGCAGGACGGACAGTACATCACAGGAATGCGCCATATCATTAACCACACAATGGCGATGCGCGAACTCGGTGGCCGGTACGTCTATTTCATTAAGGCGGCGACCAGCGAAGTCTGGTGGCCAGAAGATGCAGATCACGTTGCCTTTGTTCGTGGTCGAGTCAGTTTCGACCTCCCCGCCTGGTACCGACCGGAACCGGGGCAACCGACAGAATCATCAGCAGGCTTTGGTGCGGCAATCGCCGTGTTCGATAAAACGTGGCACGGGCCCAGAATGGGGTACGTCAGCCGCGATGAGCTTGAGGCCCGCGGTGCAGCTTTTATAGCGCAGATCGAAAAAGCGGCTGCCCGCCTCCGTCCATTACAGCGGGAAGAAGAGCCGCCCGTGACGTCAAATGATGTCTGGTCAGCAGAAGTAAACCTGATATCTGCGCAGATACCGAATATCGCCCTGCTTCATGCGGATCACCAACGCAAATTAAAGCATCACATTAACCGCATGCTGCTGGAGCGGCAGCCTTCCAGCTCAATCATCAATGCAGCACAATCCCTCGCAATCACATTCGGAGAGCGCGTCCAATGAGAGAAATCATCGTTGATAATTTTGCCGGCGGCGGCGGCGCCAGTACCGGAATCGAAATGGCTACCGGACGCAGCGTAGATATTGCGATTAATCATGACCCCAATGCGATCGCCATGCATACCACCAATCACCCCGACACCCTGCACTACTGCGAATCAGTTTTTGATATCGACCCGGTAGCAGCCACAGCTGGCGCGCAAGTTGGCCTCGCATGGTTTTCACCTGATTGCCGCCATTTCAGCAAAGCCAAAGGAAGCAAGCCAGTTAAGAAAGAGATTCGCGGCCTGGCATGGATTGTCATTCGCTGGGCGCTGGCAAAGCGTCCGCGCGTAGTAATGCTGGAGAACGTGGAAGAGTTTAAAACCTGGGGGCCATTGCTAGCCAGTGAAGACCGCCCGGATCCGGCGCGCGCAGGTGAAACATTTGCCGCATTCGTTGGTATGCTGAGTACCGGCGTTGCTTCTGATCATCCTGCGCTGGATGAGGTTTGCGACTTCCTTCAGATTGGCCGCCATAGCGCTGACGCTCACCGCCTGGTCGTCGGATTAGGTTATAAAGTCGAATATCGAGAGCTACGCGCCTGCGACTTCGGCGCACCAACAATCCGAAAACGCTTCTTCATGGTGATGCGCTGTGACAGTGAGCCAGTAACGTGGCCAAAGCCATCACACGGTGATCCGAAAAGCCTGGCGGTTCAATCCGGACACCTGAAGCCATGGCGCACCGCGGCAGAATGTATCGACTGGTCAATTCCCTGCCCCAGTATTTTCGGTCGCGGAAAACCGTTGGCAGAAAACACGCTGAAGCGCATCGCGCGCGGCATAGAGCGCTTCGTGATCGATAATCCAACTCCTTTCATCGTCAAATGTAATCACACTACCAGCAAAGGCAATTATGACTGCTTCCGTGGGCAATCTCTGGAGGAGCCACTGCAGACGATTACGCGCAAACACGGTTATGCGGTAGTCACGCCAGTATTTGCAGGCACCGGCGGATCCACTTTCCAGATGAAGCCTCGGCCTGTTAATAAGCCGTTCTTTACTCTGCTGACCCAGAATCGCACCAACATAATTTGCCCGACGCTTATTCAGGTTGGGTATGGCGAGCGGGCGGGCCAGGCTCCCCGAGTGTTAAATCTCGAAAAGCCGGTTGGCACTGTAACCGCGGGCGGCATTAAATTTGCGCTGGTCTCGGCATTTCTGGCTAAGCACTTTGGCGGGAACTATACCGGCCCCGGAGCCGCTATGGATGCACCAGCCCACACCGTCACTACTACCGATCACCATGCTCTGGTAACAAGCAATCTCGTTAAGCTGCGGGGAACATGCAAAGACGGTCAGCGCACCGATACGCCTATGCCAACAATAACCGCTGGCGGCCAGCATGTCGGCGAGGTGCGCGCATTCCTGATGAAGTATTACGGAAATGAAAAGGGCGGCGTGGGGCTTACTGATCCCCTCGGCACAGTTACAACAAATGACCGATTCGGCCTGGTTACAGTTGACGGTACCGATTACCAGATCGTTGATATCGGCATGCGCATGCTACAGCCGCATGAGCTATACGCAGCTCAGGGCTTTCCGTCCCGGTACGTTATTGATCGCGACTATCTCGGGAATAAGTACGCCAAAGACAAGCAGGTTGCTCGCTGTGGCAACGCCGTTCCGCCGCCGTTCGCTGAAGCGCTGGTGCGCGCCAATCTCCCTGAAATGTGCTTACCCCTCGTTAAAGAGAAAATCGCATGATGTCTCCGCAAACTGAAAACTCGCTCCGGGCGGTGGCGCGCAAATGCCGGTTAGATATCTTGGCCGCAATTGATGGAAAGCCCAGAGCTGATCGGGACAGCATCACTACCAAAATTCTCGATCGCTATGCAAAAACGATCGACTGCCTGCCGCCTAATACTTTCCGGCCAAAAGCATGGTTAATTCACTATGTAAGGCAGATTGACAAAGAGTTGCGGGCGGCAAAATGACAGCCACAAGAAAGAAGCCGACATGGGCTGGATTATCACTAATCTGGCCCTTTTTATTTGCATCGTGCTGGCCTGGCTATGGCCGCCAAAGGAGTAGATATGGAATCGCCATATATGACGTTTGAAGAGACCGCGGCATTTTTCCGTCGCTCAGTAAAAACTATCCGGAACTGGAACAGCCGCGATCGCAAAACAGGTCAGAAGCGTATGTGCGGCTTCCCTGACCCAGCGCATCACGGCCTGTTCCTGAGGCGCGATATTGAAAGCTTTGGCAAGCTACATGGTGACGATTGATCTCACGTTGCTTTCGCCGTTCACGATCTTCATTACTATCGCCCACCAGGCTGTGTATGCCTTCCTTTGCTCATCTAAATAGTCGTTGTGGTCATACACCGCCCACACTCCCGGCAGTGTATGGCCCATCATCACCTCGCACACATGCGGTGGAGCTATTGATGACCACCGCGTCCTCGCCGTACGTCTCAGGTCGTGCATCGACCAGTGAGGCATGATCTCCCCTCTGGTTCGCTGGAAATAATGAATTATGGTTTTGGGCAGCCCGAGCGCGGAAGCGCTATTTAGTGCCCTTCCCTTATCTTTGGCCAGCGCGCTCTGAAACAGGTATTCAGGATGCTCACTGAGCCCCATTACCTCTTCCAACATTTCTCTTGCAGCAGGTATTATTGGGCGCCTGATCGGCTTTCCTTTGTTGCCGGTCTTATGGTTCTCAGGTGGAACTGTCCAGACCCCCTCATCAAAATCAAAATGCGCTCTTTTACTTTGGATCATCTCACCAGATCGGCAACCGAACAGCAGAACCAGCTGCATCAGCAACACGTTTTTCCGGCGCATTGAGGTCTTATCAAAAGCCTCATACAGGACTCTGATTTCATCATCAGTCAGCACGCGCTTAGTGACGTTTACCTTCATGCCAAGGTCATGCGCTTTCAGGCTTTCTACCGGCACAGTCTCTACAATTTTGCGACGCATTGCCCACGAATGGGCCTGCTTGGTGGAAGTGAGGATGCGTCTGGCAATGCCTGGCACCTTCTTCTGTACGCCTTCTATTAATTCTATCCAGGCGTGCGTGCTGACAGAGTCGTGTGGGAGATGGCCTATCTTCGGGAAGACGTGAATCTCAAACGAGCGAATTATCCCCGCCGCGCCTTTAATATTGGCCTGAGCATAAACCCGGTCCCACTCGCGGATAACATTTTCAACCGTCATTGCGTTGACGTTCTTCTCGTACCGCGAAGCCAGGTACATTTGAGGGTCTATACCTTCCTCAAGTGCCCGCCTGATTTTTAGCAGCTCGTCACGAGCCTCTTTGAGCCCCAGAGCCGGGTAACTACCTACATCAGCGCGCCGCTGCTTGCCAGCGAACATGTAACGCATCTGGAAGACTATCTTCCCCTTTTTTGACACGCGGATAGAGAGACCATCGCGATCGGTTTTCTCGAATACCTTTTCATGCTCTTTGCCCAGAACTGAGCGGAGGTAGCTGTCTGTGAGCGCCATGCCATCACCGTTAGTACATAAAATGCGTGGCTTTGAAGAGTAACCGATTTTATGTACTAACACATGTACAGATTTTGGCGGGTTCAGATGTGACTTTTTAGGATGCGGAATGATGATGGAGGATAGAAATCAGTCGTTGGATGGTTGTGCGGCGCGGGCTTCGGGGATTAGCGGGGATTGCGAGAGATTAATTGTTATCGGCTCCATGATTACAGAGGTAAATTAATTGTTTAATGTCTATTTTCTTTACCTGTCAGTGACATAAAAGCATAACTTTGCGGCGGAATAGAATGTTGCACCTTTCCCTGTACCCACTTGAGAAGTGACTCATCCTGATGAAGATCTTCGGGTACCTTGCTGGCGATGTCAATGCTGCTGACCAGGATTATTCTTACCGCTCGCCCACCGCTTGAGGATTAACCGGCAAGCAAATCGCCTGGTAAAAAACGTGAAAAGGCCGCCTAATGGCAGCCTTGAATAAGTAAGGTAAATCGGATGAATAAAAAGTAAATCAGGCAGCGATCGGTTGCGGTTTTATTTGAATCATGGCCGATTTACAAAAAATACATTTTGCGCCAAGCGGGTTTTTGACGTTAACGTCAAAAACAGAGCGGCGATATTGCGAGCCCTGACAGTGCGGGCAGCGCAGAGAGATAATGACTGAAATAATTTTTAGTGTCCTGTGACGTTGGCAGCCGATGGGAATTTTGGACCATCCTGCACAGTGAATTCTACCTTCTGCCCCTCGTCGAGAGGGCGGAAGTCATTGCCTGCGATAGCAGAAAAATGCACGAACGCATTTTTGCCGCCCTCATCAGGCCAAATAAAGCCGAAGCCGGGTTCTGCGTTAACTCCTTTAACCGTGCTGAGCAGATGATCAGACATAACATCCCTTTACTTTGAGCCTGCCAGTAAGAATAGCTGAATTACAGCGGCACACCGGTAAGATTGAGATAAAACTCAAAAAGAGAGGCTCAAGCGCGGCACTAACGTAAATGAGAGAGACGACAGAAACAGAGGATGAGGTTGTCTGCTTATCAGACCAGGCAATCATTTACGCACGCATTGGCAGCCATTGCAAGCAAGTAAAAAAGAATTTTGCTGTTACACTCTTTACGACATGCTGAGCGCGGCTAAGAAGTTGAATTAAATATAAAGAAGGAGAAAGAGGTGAAAAATAAAATTTATCTTCCGCAGTTCGATGTTAGTGCCGACGTGGAGATATTTGGTAATAAACTCACGGTGCGCTATGAAGGGAATGAACATTTTCCTAAGCGCCTGAAGGTCAAAGAGCAATATTTCGTGGTCATCGACGGTAAAGAAAAGATTATGGTGCTTGAACGTAAAGCGATCGGCTCCTGGCAGTTCTCCCTTCAGTCATGATGGCGTGATTCCCACCTTCACCTACCGATTCAGCAAGGTGGGAATGCGCCGTGGTGCTATTTCTTTTCGCGGTCCTCGTAGGGATCTTTCGTGTCATCATTGTGATCGTCACGGGTACGCGGGATTTCACCGTGTTCAGCAGGCGCATCGGCCGCCGGATGATCGTCCTCTTCATAGGCGTTGTGGACGTGCGGCGTGCTTTCGGGAGCGCTCTTGCTGACGTCCCCTTCCTGCTTACGTTCTTCGTTGGTTTTATGTTTAAACATTTCCGTCTCCTCGTTCGCTTCCAGTCTGTTAAGTGTAGACGTAAATCCTTCAGGCCACGCCGAGCGCGCTCTTTACCTCGTTAGCGATCTTCTCAACCTGCGGGCCATAGATAACCTGAATATCATGCTCGCTGACGCGGTTGATGCCGTTGGCGCCGGTGGTAAGCAGCGTTTGATCCACCACCTCTTTCATATCTTTCACTCTGACGCGCAGACGGGTAAAGCAGCAGTCAACATCTTCAATGTTCGCCTGCCCGCCCAGGCCGCTAATAATCACCCTGGTGCGCTCGTCCGCCGCCACCTGCTGCGGCTTTTCATCCTCTGATTCGCGCCCCGGCGTCTCGACGCCCATGCGGGTGATAATAAAGCGGAATGCATAGTAGTAGAGCGGCGCATAGATCGCGCCGAGCGCCAGCGTCCACCACCAGTGCGTTTTGCTGCCGCCGAGAATGCCGAACACCACCAGATCGATCACGCCGCCCTGCACGTTGCCGATCATCAGGTGCAGCATCGACATCAGCATAAAAGAGAGACCGGTCAGCAGCGCGTGCAGCAGATAGAGCACCGGCGAGACGAAAATAAAGCAGAACTCCAGCGGCTCGGTGATGCCGGTAGTGAATGAAGTCAGCGCGCCCGCCATCATCAGCGCCTTAACCCGCTGCTTATGTTCAGGACGCGCGGTGTGATAGATAGCCAGCGCGGCGGCCGGCAGGCCGAACATCATTACCGGAATTTTGCCCTGGGCGAGAAACTGGGTCGCGTTGCGCAGCGCGTCGTCAGGCACCGAGCCGGGATGGGTCAGCGACGCGTTGAAGATATTGAGCGCGCCCACCAGCGTTTGCCCGTCGACGACGGCGATGCCGCCAATCGGGGTAAAGCGCACCGTTTCATTAAGGATATGGTGCAGCCCGGTGGGGATCAGAATGCGCTCCGCCGTGCCGAGCAGAAAGGCGCCATACTGTCCGCTTTTGCCGATCATCTCCCCTACCCAGGCGATGCCCGCGCCCAGCGTCGGCCAGATCAGCGCCAGCAGCACGCCCACCAGCGGCAGCACAACCACGGTGACGATTGGCACAAAGCGGCGGCCGCCGAAAAAGCTGATGGCGGTCGGCAGCTGCTGGGTATAGAAGCGGTTATGCAGCAGCACCGTCAGCAGCCCGGCAATCACGCCGCCCAGCACGCTCATGTTGTAGGTGAAGATGCCGAGCATCTGAATATATTCCGCCGAGGTCATCATCGCCGTGGTCTGGTCCATGCCCGCCTGCTGTAGCGCGGCCGGCGTGGTGGTCGCCGCCGTCAGCCCCTTGGCCGCCAGCGTGGCGCTGATACCGACGTTCATGGTGATGTAGCCGATGACCGCGGCGAAGGCCGCCGTCGGCTTTTCCGCCTTCGCCAGGCCGATGGCGCTCGCCACGGCGAAGAACACCGGCAGGTTGGCGAAAAGCGCACCCGCCACTTTGCGGATGAAACCGATAATCAGCTGCGGCACCTGCATCTGAGCAAAGGCGTCGCCGGTAATCGCCGGGTTCTGCATGGCGGCGGCGAGGCCAAGGAAGATCCCCGCCGCCGCAATCACCGAGATCGGCATCATCAACGCTTTGCCAAACGCATGGATCTGGCTGGTGAGCTGTTTCATGGAGTGCGCCTTTTCAGAGATGAAGGAGCAAGTATTGACCCGATGGGCCAGTAACTCCCGTTATCAACAGGTTGCCAGAGAGTAAAATTTGAACAGCATCACAATTTTGTATCTGACACGATAAACGGCGGCTATCGCACCATTAAGTCAATCAATTAGACAACTTATGATTGCAGTCGCACACTTCCCTCACCGTCAGGATATATCCTGATAACAAACTTCCTACAAAAAACATAAGCCTGCACTCACCAT